TGATCGAGCTGTTGCAGGAGGAAGATATGGAGGTTGCAGAAATTCAAAAATTCATAGAACCTGCAATCAACTTCAAGACTCACTTGCCAAGATGTGATCTCGAAAGCATAAGGAGCGCTTGGGTAGACCGCTTGATGCTCAAAGAGGCGAGGGAAAGGTGGATTAAAGGTGTCCGAAGCGAGCAGTTCCCGGAGGAGTACAGCAAAAATCGCGGGAGAATTCTCAGCAATGCTGCTGAAAGATACGCCGCAATTTACCCTAGGCATAGGAACAATGATACTGCAACCTTCCTAATGGCCGTGCGCAAGCGTCTCACTTTTTCAAACCCTTCCAAAGAAATGGCCAAACTGCGTGATGCCCTCCCATTTGGGGAAGCAATGCTTAAGCTCTTCTTGAAACATGTGCCTCTACGTGCTCAGCATAACCCAACATTCATGGATAAGGCAAAGAATGATTTCTTCAATAAAAAAGTGAGCAAAAGTGGTGCAACTATTGAGAACCATTCTGGTAGATCTTGCAGAGATTGGCTAATTGACTCAGGTTTAGTCTTCATCAAATCACAGCACTGTACAAAATTTAGAAGAGGTTCTGCGAGGCCAAAGCAGCACAATCAATAGTTTGCTTTCAACATGAAGTCCTCTGTAGATTCGCACCCTACATGAGGTACATTGAAATGAAATTATTCGAGGTCCTCCCAAAGAATTTCTATGTGCATAGTGGCAAGGGACTCCCTGAGTTGGAACAATGGGTCAAGATGAATGATTTCTCAGGTATCTGCACTGAGTCCGATTATGAAGCTTTTGACGCAAGTCAGGATGAATTTGTGATGGCTTTTGAATTGAGCCTGATGAGGTACTTAGGACTGCCTAGTGATCTAATCAATGATTATACCTTCATTAAGACCCACTTGGGATCAAAGCTAGGGAACTTTGCAATAATGAGGTTCTCCGGGGAAGCAAGTACGTTCCTCTTCAACACCATGGCGAATATGCTCTTCACATTCATGCGCTATGAAATCTCAGGGAAAGAGTCTATTTGCTTTGCAGGTGATGACATGTGTGCTTCAAGGAGGTTAAGGCTTAGTGAGGAATACAGTGAGTTCCTTGAAAAGTTGCATCTCAAAGCGAAAGTATGTTTCACAGATAAGCCGACTTTCTGTGGTTGGAATCTCTCGCCTATTGGGATCTTTAAGAAACCACAACTGGTGCTGGAAAGGATGTGCATCGCAACTGAGGAGAACAATTTGGCTAATTGTATTGACAATTATGCTATTGAGGTTTCCTATGCCTACTGCAAAGGGGAAGAGGCCACAATGAGGATGGATGAGGAAGAGCTCATGAACCATTACCTGTGCGTTCGGACTGTAGTCAAGAATAAACATTTATTAAAGTCCGATGTCAAAGAACTCTTTGAGAATTCCACAATTTAGTAGCAGTGGTGGAAAATTTGTTTTAGCTTAGGTTTTAGCTATAGTTATTGAATAGCTTTTGTGTGTATTATATGGATATTGTATTGAGTGAATTAGAAAATTCTGGTTTTTCGCGTATTGCTAGAGTGAATCGCGGGGCTCTTGTCGTACACTGTGTTCCTGGTGCGGGGAAATCTAGCTTGATTCGGAGGCTCCTTAGCCGTTCCACAATCTTCACTGCATACACTTTTGGAGTAGCAGACCCTGTCAACCTCTCAGGCCGAAGAATACTTCCTGCTAAGGAGTATCGTGGGCAGGGGCCTTCTGATTTCATCATTGTGGACGAGTACACTGAAGGGGACTGGGAGGCGCTTAATCCTAGGGTAATTTTTGGGGATCCTTGTCAAACCCACACAGATAACGACAGTCTCATTGCTGACTTCATTTGCTTCAGAACACATCGTTTCGGCAAAGCAACCTGTGCACTACTGCAATCATTTGGCTTTACAATTGAGAGTGATCTTGAAGACGAAGTGATAGTCTCCAAAGCTGTTGGATCTGAAATTGCAGGTGAACTCATAGTTTGCGACTGTGAAGCTGCTGCTTTTGCGGAGTCCCACGGTGTTGATTTTAAGAAAGCGGCAGACGTCCGTGGCTCTACCTTTCCTGAGGTGACTTTCCTTACATCTTACGAGAGCATACCGGACCAATTGCGCGCTGACTTCTACTTGTGTTTGACTCGGCACCAGAATAAGTTGATAGTGTTGACACCCGATGCCGTTTTCGGCCCCGCCAGATAATACCAAGGTTTACTTAGCTTCTGCCATTGGCTTGTGCTGCTGCCTTAGCTTATTCTTGTTGACGCGCTCAACGCTTCCGCACATTGGTGACAACGTGCATGCGCTTGCGCACGGCGGTGAATATCGTGACGGCACCAAAAAAATATCGTACTTCAAGCCTCAGCCATCAGTGCCGAGCTCAAACTTGTTCAAAGCCAGCGGGGATTTTTGGGTATTTGCTTGCGTGATCTGCTTGTCCTTCCTCATTTGGGTGTCCTCAGGTGTCAAAGTCAATTACACATGCCGGAGATGTGGGATCGCTCATTGATCAGTTGGTACATTGCATTCTTTGCTAGCATCTGCATTCTTATCTATGCACTCTTGCAGAATTTCTGTCAGTGCGGTAAATGTCCATGCACTGTGCGTATTTCTGGGGAGTCAATTTTAATCAGCGGGTGTGAGTTTGATGAGACCTTCTCTGAGTACGCGAAGAGTTTGCGGATTCCGAAGCACGATTTGTGAATAATAAGGTTTGTGTGTGTACTTAGGTTGTTGTACTAAAGTTTGAATACTAACTAGTGTGTGAATTTACTTCCAGTTCAATTTTTCTTTCCTTTAACCTGCATGGCGACCGCACAAGCGCAAACTGTTAGCGGACTTGGAAGTCTTAGCACAGGGACAACCCCTGCTACTGGGACTGTTAGCGCCCCTAGTCAGACTAGTGATGGGAATGGGAGTGAAATTTCAGGATTGCCTAGGCCCCCCCGAAATAGAAACAAAAGGGTAACAGCCCCTCAAAGTGGTTTTGGGCTTGAGGATGTTGACAGTGACGTTCTCACAGAGCCAATCAATGATGTCCTTGAAGCCCGGTTTGAGAAGCTAAAAGCTGCACTTATCGGAATGCAATCGCCAAATCAGTACACCAATCTTGGACTCGAGGTCGGGCGTCCTGATCTTAAGCCCATGGATCATCTCGTACCCGATATGAGTAGCATGTTTGCTAGACCCTCAATCGATATACTTGCTCATAGCAAAGTGAGGCCTTCTTGCAACGAGGTGGCGACCGCAGAGGAACTATTACAAATACAGATGAAGCTTCAAGCTCTTGGGGTACCTGAAAAGTCCATACGAGTGATTGCGCACGACATGGGAATGTATTGCACTGCAAACAGCGCTTCTCCACATATGAACCCCAAGGGTTCTTTTGAGGTTGATGGTCGTGTTGTCGCTCGTGATCTTGTTGGAGCCGTCATTAAAGAGTTCACAACCCTGAGGCAGTTCTGCAGAGCTTATGCTCCTTGCATCTTCCAGCACATGCTCTTGCATGAGACCCCTCCACCAAATTGGCAAGCAAAGGGTTTTCCTAAAGAAGCGCAGTATGCTGCTTTTGATTTCTTTGACTATGTCATGAATCCTGCTTGCATCCAGCCACTTGAGGGCCTCATCAGAATGCCTACAAATGAGGAGACTATCGCCTTTGAGACTCACAAGAGGAAGTGCTTGAACAAAAGAGCGAACAATGATAGATTTGCTAGCTTCGATGCCGATATCACTGGAGGAAAATTCGGTTGTCCTGTTAGTTACAACTGGAGGGAGTCGAAGTGTACTTGATGTCTACCACTGATAGGGTTCTACTCCTCATGTTGAAGAAACTCTCCGAAGTGGATGGTCCTTGCTCAAGTCATGTAGATATTGCCTATTATATAACTAGTTTGGTTGATTTCTCTATGTGCGATAATAATGGACGCTCGACTTACGCCAAGAAAAGACGTGCCAAGAAATTGGGGCGCTGTTTTCGATGTTATCGAGTCAATCCTGG